ATTCTCGCCTCCGCAATCCCAACATACTTTTCGCTTAATTCTGTTAGAATAGCATTCCGACCATGCTTGATGGCGACAATACCTGTTGTTCCCGAACCTCCGAAGGGGTCAAGAACAGTACCGCCGACAGGAGAACCCGCAAGGATGCAAGGCTCAATCAATTCAATGGGGAAGACGGCAAAATGCGCTTCGGGAAACGGTTTAGGCCCAACCCACCAAACACTACGCTTATTTCTTTTAGCGTAATTTTTAGTGCGAGCATCGGCAATACCTTTAGCCTTGCTGATTCGTGAAACATCTTTATCTTTAGCCCAATCTTCATTGTCAGCATATGCGAATGCTGATTTGTTCTTGTCGGCTTTAGTGACAGTATCTTCCTTGATGGCTTCGTTGTCGTAAAAATAATCCTTGCTCTTTGACAAAAGGAAAATGTATTCGTGATTCTTAGTGCAACGGTCTTTGACAGATTCGGGCATACAGTTAGGTTTAGCCCAAATAATATCTTGTCGCAAATACCACCCATCGGCTCTTAAAGCGAAGGCAACCATCCACGGAATACCTACCAAATCCTTGCCCTTCAAATCACCGGATGCTTGGTTTCTTTGCTTTTGAGGTAAATTTCTTTCTTCTCCATCGTGCATACTTTGAGGGGTACTTGTCTTTCTTGAACCCGCACAATAGGAGTCGCCAAGATTGAGCCATAGCGTACCTTCGGGTTTCAGTACGCGCTTGACTTCGGAGAAAATTTCCACCATGTTTTTGACATATTGTTCGGGTGTAGGTTCAAGTCCTAATTGACCGAACCAAGCATCACAGTGCTTACAGAAAGCCTGTTCTTGTGGCTCCCAATAAGCCGATTTCAATTGAAGTGAATTATTATTTTTACGAGTATTTTCACTTGGTCTTGTGTAACCTTCCCATTCGTGAGAAGTATCTCCTTCTCCGCGCTCGTAGCATTCGGGCGCACCCCAAACCCTACCGTCACCTCCGTAATCACGAAGACCCCAATAGGGGGGAGAAGTGACGCACATATCCACCGATTCATCGGGGAGGGTCGCCATCATATCTAAACAATCACCATTGAGTATGTCAATCTTCATCTTCCTCTCTCCACCAATACGAATGAGGACGGTTGTAAGAACGGTTTACCACACCCATGCGATAAAGAATACCTAAAACTGTTCCAACGGTCTGTCCTGTCAAACCGACAGTCTTAGCAAGATACTTTGAACCTATTTCCGATATTTGGCTGGCGTTCAAGTAACGCCCTTCGGCATCGTATTTCAGTACGGCAATACAAGCCAACTTGATGTAAAGACGACGATGGGAAACTTTTGAACCTAATCTATCAATCAAGACTTGAGTTTCCTCGTATGTCAATATTTTCAACATACCATTCCTAACAGGCATGGCTTTACTCATTTAGAACCACCTTAAAATTACAACACAGGCGGGGGAAGATACGAGAGGGAGAAACCGAACCCCCATGTCCGAATCTGCGGAGGAAGACAGAAAAAATGCTTTGTATCTTTTTCATTTACGGAAACCCCCATGTGTGTGTTGTTCAACCGAGCATACCGGATTGGAATGCGTACTCTCCGTTCCCAAAGGATGCGGAGAAACGGATTCCTTGTCCATGTTCTCGGAAGTCAAAAAAGTTAAGTTTTACTTTGCCGGTAAAACCTTTGAATAATTCATCAAGCCCACCGTCAAAATTCCACTTGAAGTCATTGAATAGGAATGTTGTTTCAACATCAACCTTGCTCTCAGTTTGCCCAAGAGAAGGGTCGCCAACGGTGACATAGAAACCATCGGTTCTCATCTCAAGCGTGTATCGGTTGAGTCGTTGGCCGTTGATGGTGTCGCATCGGCAAGCGTCATACAAGTCCCTTACATTGACTTCAAAAGAAGAGAAGGCAGGGTACTCATTCCCGTCATTTCCACGATAGACACCATTTTCAGCATCTACCTTTTCAGCAAGACTCATTGACTTGTCGTAAAACTCGGAAATAGTTTCTTGGGTGTGGGTGAAAGCCTTTGCGTCAAGGGATGCGTCAAGGGTTGTTCTCTTCCCTGCCGACTTGAACAACAATTTGTTTTCACCATAAGTAATAGTTAGAACCTCGCCGTGTAAAGCGATAACTCCGAGAACTCTATCAATGTCGGGGATTGGTATTAGGAATGATTTATCGGATTCGCATTGAGCGACAACGCCGGTAAGTCCCGTCAAATCACGAGTAAGACTCGTGATGCGAGCGTCATGCAAATCAACGAGTAAGACGCATGATTCAACCTGTGCCTGTTGTTTACCATTCACCGTTTGCTTGCGCTTACTAATGTTGAGCATTCTTTTCAATTCTGTGTTACTTATTTTTACCTTCATAGTCTTGAGCCTCCAATGTAGTGTGTGAATGTGTTGGCGGGTGCTTCGTATTGCTCCTGCAATTCTTGTACCGCACCGAACAATGCCCCCATGTTAGGGATTTCATCAACGACTGTTTCAAGGTCAGCGATACGGGATTGTAAGTCAATTATCGCTTTTCCCAATGTATCAAATGTTTCTAAAATAACCTTCTGCAATTTTTGAATAGGTGTCTCAACCGCTTCGGGTACTCCGAGGTGGTCAGCCAATTCAGCGTCGGTCATTTTATCTATGTCATCTTGGGATGAAGGGTTATGTCCTGTGTAAATACCCATTTAATCAACCCCATGTCAAGAACGGTAGTCCGTTCCACTTTACTTCGCCCTTAATGATAGATAGAATAGTGTGAGTCTCTCCGACTCTTTCCATATACTTACCCTTGATTTCTTCAATCATCCCCTTGATGACCCAATCATCAGCATTCTTGAGAGTAGGGTCAGCCTTGACACCTGCGGCGGCATCGGCCTTCTTCATGTAGCGTGATAGGAAAATCTGTTGGGAGAACAAGCGCATAGTACCCTTGTCCCATTCGGGGCGTTCTCCAATCTTCATCAAGACCTTACCACCGGAACCATTGTCCACATAGTTACTAACATCTTTTAGGTGAAAAGTAAAGAAGACGCATGGTACGGGTAGTCCGTGTAGGCGAGTTAGAACACCTCGGTTCAATTGGTTACGAGTACGCCATTCTTTCTGTGAAAACCCGTCGCCTTCTTCCTTGATAACGCCACGACGAAGCAATACATCAGTCATAGCAAACTCGCACCACTTTAGGAAGGTTGAGCCACCGTCAAAGACGATACCCGCAACATCTTCATCCTTAGCAACATCAGCCACGATATTGACATAGAAATTCATCTTGTCCACGAGAGCCGCATAATTCACGCTTGAGTCATCGTTGAAGATTGAATCGTCCCTTTCGTCAAGGAGAGGTAGTACGATGATTTCTTTATCGTCGGGGTAAGCCGCTTCAATGGTAGCCTTAGCGGAGTTATCAACATCAAAGACATATATTTTTCCGGTAGATTTAACTTGTCGGCAAAGAGAAATCGCAAGACCCGTCTTAGCACAATTCTCTTTGGCTACGAGAGCCATACGAACAGGTACGGATTGTGCCGTGTTGTTCTTGAATTGATTCATGTAGTATTCTTTGTCAAATCCCGTCTTCTTGACGCTCGCTTCTGTTGTGGTCTTTCCCCAATTGCTCATATTATTGTCTCCTTTTGTAGCCTTATAAGGGTTCTTATTCCCCTGTTAGAATGATTGTGTCCGTCAGTAGCATGAGGCGAGCGATTGATACCGCCGCCTTCAAGGAATTGATAACAACACTTGTCGGGTCAAGAACGGTAGCGTTAGCCACTTCTTCTAATTGTTCCGTTTTAGTATTGAGGTAATATTCTTCCCAACCCATGCCGTTTGGTACAAAACCCCTACCGTTCTCACGAAGAGTACGCATCGGTGTTTCTAATGCCCACTTAAAGAAATTGTCATAAGGGAACATTTGTGCGACATGGTGTAGTGACCATCCACCGCCAACGAGTACGCCGTTTTTGATGGCGAGCCGTGTTGCGTTTACTGCATCATCAACCCGTTCTCTTGTTTCACGGATTTCCGCTTCGGAGAAACCACCGATGTAAATTGAAGCCATGTTGCTATCCAAACGAGCATGACGGGTCAATAACTTTTCCTGTAAAAATGGATGAGTAGCCGATTCAGCCTGTTCTTTCAATCCAACAAGATGACTTTTTAATCCGTCACTTTTCTTTCCCGCAACAATAACTGTTGTGTCTTGTCCGACAACGATGCGTTCAGCAGAACCAAATTGGCCTTCTCCGGCAACGGCGTTAGTAATTCCCGTCCCCTTCTCACTTGAAAAGAAAATCTTACCACCGACAAGAGCGTTCAAATCTTCAAACCATTCGTCGGAGTCGTTGCGAGGGATGCGGATTGCACAAGCATTCACAACACCACCAACTACATTTGCGATTAAATTAGATAGAGCGACACCCTTTATGTCTTGACAAATGATAACGAGAGGGCGACCGTTTTCAATGGCTACCTCAAGAGCAGGTGTCAAGTCATCAAAGTCTTCAATAACTTCTTTTGTGATAATAAAAAGTGGGTTGTCCTGTTCAAATGTTCTCTTGTTTGTATTACACATCATAGGAGAAACATAAGGTGAGGGCATTTCACTTCCCGAAACACTTTCCCAATAACAATACTCTTCCGAACCAACCTTTAGATTGACGAGGCCATCAGCACCGATTGATTGGAACATATCGGTTATGAGTCCCCCCAATTCCTTGTCGTTGTTAGCGGCGATTGTAGCCACCGCTTCTAACTGAACCAATTCTTCATCGTCCATATCAACAGGGGTTGATAACTGTTCCAATTCTTCAACGGCACTTCTTAGAAGGGTTTTCAAAACCTGTGCATCAGTTACGGGGTCTTCGGAATTAAAGTAATGCTCGCACAACGCTTGAGCAATAAGTGTGGCGGTTGTAGTACCGTCACCCGAAGCCTGTTGCGCCTCAAGAGCGACCTGTCTAAACAATTCAATTCCCACTTGAACGGCGGGGTCGGATGAACGGATAGAAGATGCTATTTTGACACCATCGTTGAGAACGGATGGAGGATGACCTTCATGCTGAACAAGGACTGTTCTCGCATTAGGGCCAAGAGTACCTATGACGGAATCACCAACAAGGTTAATTGCTTTTAGCAACGCCTTCTTAGCATCCTGTCCGTGAATCACATTGTCTTCCAAGTAGTATTCCCCCTAAAGAATCAAGCGTCCCATCCGTCACCATCTTCGGATGGTATGTCGGAGAGCAATTCAATACCGTTCATGCACCACCAAGCGGATGACATGAAGCGAGCCTCACCATCACGAGTCATCCACGGAGAGCCGATGACGAGCAATTCCGAACCAACGCCGAA